GTCCTGTACAAACAGATCGTGTATATTTCCGTATGAGAAATACTGCAACTAATGGTCAAAGTTATACATGGGAAGTGGGCGGAAATAACTTTGCAGGTCAGGCTGGTGCTAATCTGCGTGAAGGTAGCCTAACATTATTCAATGATACTGCCAATACTTTTAGATTAGCAGTGGTTAAATCAAGCGGCAACTTACTTGTAGGACCGCAAACAGACAACGGTGTAGATAAATTACAAGTTTCGGGAAGCATTAAGTTTAATGATGGTCAGCTGTTTACACGCAGTACCAACATAAATAATACAGGTACTACAGTGATAGACAGTTTCCCGGCTGCGAATTATAGAACTGCAAAGCTCTTAGTTCAAATTTCGGATGGTATAGGACCTGGAACAAAATTTCATGTTGTAGAAATAGTTATATTAGCAGATAATGACGGTAATGTTTATAAGTCTGAATATGGTATTATTACTACAGGAGGATCAGTAGGAGTGTTTGATGTAGATTATGACATAGGCGGTAATGGTCTAGTTAGATTATTATTCAGTGCATCGTCTGCTTCTGCAAAACAAATTAAGGTACTAAGAACCAGCATCAGCAGGTAAACGTAAGGATATAAAAAATGTCAGTAACAAAAGATTTCGTCGTAAAAGAAGGCTTACAAGTTCAAGGAACAACACAGTCTGCCTTGACTTCATCAGGAGCACTGTTAGTTGCTGGCGGAGCTGGTATTGGCGGCAACATCAACATTGGCGGATCTATTAAACGCACAGGTGCTATTACTGGAGGTACGTTTGCCACAGGAGCACAATTAAGTTTAGGCGATGGTACTTTTACAGATACTCTTACATCCGGACGTGTAACCTGGGGTATTACAAATTATTTTGGCAGCTCGGTTTTAGACACAGTTAGTTTAAATGCTACCTATACTAATGCTACCAGCATTTATATCAAAGGTGCTCCAATAGCAGGCAGTAATTTAACTATTGAAAAAGCCTGGGCATTATATGCTACTTCCGGTAGTTTCTATATTGGCGAGCTTTCTGGTACAACATCGTCTGCTAACGGGCAAGCACTACAAATAGCGGGCGGTATTAGTTTTGGTAACGGAATCTATGGTAGTGGCGGCGGTAGTCTATTTGGTTATTATGAATTAAACAACAGTGAAATTCTAACTCGTGCAACGTCAAATCAGGGTTTAATTAATTTCCCAGACGGTATTGAAGTAACAACTAGTACTAATTCTTTTAGTACAACTACTGGTGCTGTAATTATTAATAGAGGCGGTGGACTAGGCGTTGGCGGTAATGCTTATATAGGCGGATATCTAGCAGTTTTGACAACAGCAACTATCCTTGGAACAGAAAATGCATCTAGTACTTCAACAGGCGCTCTAAGATTAGCAGGCGGTCTAGGCATTGGACAAGATCTATGGGTTAGAAATGCACATTTTGTTTCTGGAGAATTTAATACCAGTACCGTAGCCGGCAACAGCATTCAAATAGCCAACGGCGGCGGCCTAGGTGTAGGAGGTCCTGCACGTATTGAAGGACAAGTATACATAACAGACACTACTGTATCTTCTCAATTAGGCAGAGGCGCACTAGTAGTTCGTGGTGGTGCTAGTATCGAAGGAAAATTAAATGTTGCATCAATACACGTTAACGATGTAACAGCAGCCACAACACCAAGTAATGCTGCTCTAGTAGTTGACGGTGGTCTAGGAGTTGCTGGTAACGTAATTATTGGTAACACAGATAGTTCGACAGGAACAACCGCAACTAATGCGTTAGTAGTTGAAGGCGGCACTTACATTAAACGGGACTTGACAGTTAAAGGTAACACCATCATTGAAGGTGACTTATTACTGCTAGGAACTGGGGCTCAAGTAACAGTAAATTCAACAAACACTTATATTGTTGATCCAATTATTGAAATTGGTGGCGGCGCTAATGGCACAATGCTGACTACACCGGATGTATATGACAAAGGTTTGTTAATACATTATCAGAATGCTATATCTACAGCCACTGATTATCGTGCATTTGTTGGATTAGAAAATTCTACCCAAAGATTTATTTTAAAACAAGGTATCGAACCAGGAGTAAATGGTAGTACACCATTTGGCGACTATTACAGTTCAGGAACTTGGAGTACATTAGAAGCCGGTAGTATTATTTTACGTGATACTACTGAAGCTATAGATGAAAATACAGGTGCATTGATTCTTGATGGCGGCATTGGCGTTGCTGGTAAAACTGTTTTTGCCAACACAACAACATTTACATCAAATAAATTTGATGTTTTAGCAATTGCTAACAATGCTCTACAAGTTCCATATGGCGGCATCGGTACCAATTATCTACACGTAGCCACAGAAGGTTGGATTAACGGCGCTCAAATTTTAACCACTGGCACTGTTAATGCAGGTATTGGTGGTGCATTTACTAACACATTTCAGTTCTTAAATCTTACACAAAGTACAGGAACCGACACTGGCGCAGTTACTATTGCTGGCGGTTTAGGTGTTGCTGGAAACGTTTACATTGGTGGTAACGAAGTACTATACGGTACATTGAATATCACTAACGCTACACAATCAGATAACACCGGCAGTGGTGCGTTAGTAGTAGTTGGTGGAGCTGGATTTGGAAAAAATGTTAATGTTGGAGGCACAGTTAGAGTAACTGACGCAACTAATAGCACAGCATCTAATAACGGATCGTTAGTTACATTAGGTGGTGTTGGAATTGCTAAAGATTTAACTGTTGGTAATAGTGTATCAGTTGCAAGTACAGTTACTACTGTTGATCTTCGTGTAACAGGAACTACAGACAGTATAAGCAAAACCACAGGTGCCGCTACAGTTGCAGGCGGACTAGGTGTTGCAGAAACGATTAGAGCCAGCAGAGTTGTATCCGGAACTGCATATATTAACAGCGGCACAACAGCTACATCAACAGCTACGGGCGATCTAGTAGTCGAAGGCGGAGTTGGTATTGGACAAGACGCATATATTGGCGGCAATGTTAGAATTTTATCTACAGTAACTTCTGATAATGTTGGTACTGGTGCATTAGTAGTATCAGGCGGAGTTGGAGTTGGTATTGATGTTACAGTCGGTGGATCAATTACCCGTTCTGGAACTGTTACTAAGAATATCATAAACTCTGCAGGTGCTGGATTAACGTTATCCACAGCAACTTTTATTGATTCTAATTCAGTTGGTAGCATTAATAATGTTGTAGCAATTAACAGTGTTGGACGCCCAACAATTACTGCAACACAAAATCCTACTTGGAATGATGCTGCAACATTCTATATTGATAACGCACCTACATTTACTAATGGCGATGCTACTAATAAATGGGCATTATTTGTTGCCAACGGTAGTGTTAAAATTAATTCAACATCAACAAACTTACAAAATACCACAACTGGTGCATTAGTAGTTGCAGGCGGAGTTGGTGTTGCAGGAAATATCACATCTGGAGCACAAGTCAAAGGTCTAACTGTTAGAGTTGATGACAACTTAATTAGTTCACCTAAAGTAACAGGTAAAACAGATTCAACTCCTGTAACTATTGACAGCTATGGTGCTGCAATATTTACAACTGCAAAATATTTGGTACAGATTGTTGACTTAGGTACTCCTAATAAATTCCATGTTGTTGAACTAGTTGTTACTTATGACGGATCTAGTGCAGCATTAGGAACATATATAAGTCAATACGGATTAATTACAAACACAGGTGAACTAGGAACATTTGATGTAACCTATGGAGGCGGTACGCTGTCTGTAGTGTTTACTCCTAACTATACACCTGTAAGCATGAGTTTAAGGGCAATTAGATTAGCAATAATTACCTAATATAAATATTCGACAAGCCGTCAAGTGGAAAGGGAAACTGAATGGCACAAGCTGATTTCATCGTTAAAAACGGTGCAGTAATTCTTAATGGTCAAACTGCAACGTCAACAAGCACAACAACAGGTGCGTTAGTCATTCAAGGTGGCATAGGTCTTTCTGGCAATTCAACCTTTGGTGGCAATCTAAACATAACAAGTGCCACAAGTTCTACAAATTCAACTACAGGTGCGTTAACTGTACTGGGCGGTGCAGGGTTTTACAATAATGTAAACATTGGCGGAACTTTACGAGTACAAGGAGTAGATCTATTAAAAGGTGATACTCATGTATTTTATGTTTCTGAAGACGGTGATAATATTAACACCGGTAAACTTCCTCAAAGTGCTGTACGAACAATTGCCCGAGGACTAGAACTTGCCGGAGCAGTTGGACAAAATGCAGTAGTATTTGTCCTTTCTGGAAATTATGTAGAAGAATTTCCATTAACTGTACCAATAGGAGTTAGCGTTCGAGGTGACGGACTTCGAGAAGTATACGTAAGTCCAACTACTGCCACTAATACGCAAAGTGCTTTCTTATTAAACGGTCAAACTTCGATTAGTGACTTCACTGTTGGCGGATTTTATAAACCAGGTTATGCATTCAAATTTGCAAATTCAGCAACAATTGCTTCACGTAGTCCTTACGTAGAAAGATTCTCAGTAATTACTAGAGGATCAAATCCTACCGCAGGGGATCCTTACGGGTTCGACAGCAATGATGCTGGTGGCGGCGCATACTTAGATGGTAGCCAAGTTACTGCTAACAGTCTTGAAGCTGCTTTCTTGTTCAATGAAGCAACCTTTATTACTCCAAGTTCAACTGCGGTACATATCACCAACGGTACTAGAGTTGAATTATTAAACGGATTCAGTTATTTCTCTGACAAAGGTATTGTTGCAGAAAGTGGTAGTGTAGGTTGGGGCGGCCAAGGCCGTACTAGACTACGTTTAGCAAACACCACAGGCACATTCACTGTTGGCCATAATTTATATTACATCGGCAGTACAGGTACTGTGCTAGCCAGCGGTGCAATTAATGAAGTAACTCCAGAATATGTTTATCTAACAGGCAAGGCCAGTGGCTTTGTTGAAGCAGCTGATCGATCTGGAAAGACAGTTAACGTATTAGGTAATGCCCAGGTCAGCAGTTTCCAAAAGAAATTTGGCACAGCATCTGCACGTTTTACTACAGACGGCGACTTATTAGAAATTGGTAGTGATGCTGATTTACAATACGGTTTTAGTACATACACTTTAGAAGCATGGGTTCATTTAACTACTGGCGGCAGAAAACAATATGTTATTAACAAAGGTAACACAGCCGCTACTACTTTTGGTCTATATTTAGAAACTAGCAACAAACTAACAGGTCAACACGGTACAACTGTTTTTACAGCAACTACTGTACTAAACACAGGCACTTGGTATCACGTAATGATGAGCAGAGATTCTGCAAATCAAAATAGATTATTTGTTAATGGTGTATTAGAAGCCACAACTACAGCCACTGCCAACGTTACAAACTCTGATAATTTAACCATTGGCGGTTATTCTGGAGTATCTAACTTATCATTAAGAGGTTATCTTGACGAAATACGTGTTAGTACTGTGGCTAGATATACTGATAGTTTTACAGTACCTACTGTATCTTACAACTCTGATGTAAGTACTACAATTTTAATTCACTCTGACGGCGCAGACGGCAGCGTTAGTATCACTGACGATGGCCTAGGCAGTCAAAATGTTTATTCTACCACAGCATCATATACTGCAACAGTAGTAGCCAGTGCTCAACAAATTACACTAGCTGACTACAGACAGTTTGGTGGTGAAATGCGTAGTATTGGTTCTGCTGTCTGTTACGGCAATTATGGTATATATGCAGACGGTGAAGGTATTGACTTAAAAGCTATTGCCTTTAACATGAGCTACATTGGTAGCGGCAAAGACTTTACCAACGATCCTAATCTAGCAGTACAAGCTAACGAAATTATTGCATTAAACGGTGCTAAAGTTTATTATCAAACAGTTGATCATCTTGGAGATTTCCGTGTCGGTCCTGAATTCCGCATTAATCAACGTACAGGTAACGTAGATTTTGGCACAGCAAACTTTAATCTAGGTCCTTTATCTAGTTTAACAATCAGTGACGGAGTTAACTCATCTGTATTAACACCGACTAGTATTCAAATTGGCCAGTTACTGTTCTCAGGTAGTCGTATACAGACAAACAGTGGCAATTTAACTATTGATCCTGCAGGTACATTAGTAACAGTTGAAAGCGATTTACAAGTCAACGGTGCCTTAAACTTTACAGGACAACTTCTAGCTACCAGCGTTGCTAACAGCACATCTACTACTACAGGTGCTCTAGTAGTTAGTGGTGGTGTTGGAATTGCTAAAAATTTAGTCGTTGGCGGAGACACGTATCTTCAAGGCGATTTATATGTTGACGGGAATCAATTTCAACTTAATAGTAATAATTTAAACATCGGCGACAAGACTATAAGTTTAAGCACTGGCGCTTTTACTGCATCGATTGCTGCTCTAAGCGGATTACAAATTGGTCCTTCTGCAACTCCTCATATTTCGTGGTTATATGATGGCGTTAACAATTGGGTATCAAGTAACGGCATTAAATCAACAAATACTTTAACAGTTATTTCTTCTGTTAATGCTATTAATACATCAACTGGTGCTCTGCAGGTTGCGGGCGGTGCTGGCATAGGGGGCGATTTATATGCTCAAAATGCCTATGATAGTACTGGAAAATTAATTTCAACAGGAACTATTGCCAGCTACGCAGTATCAAATTTAACCGCAGGCGCAGATATTAATTTAACTGGCAGTGTTGGCAGTATAACCGTTTCAAATACTTCAACTCTACAAACTGTTACTGCAAGAGGATCGAGTACTAATGTAATTGTTCGTTTTTCAAATATTACAAATGCTGTAGGAACTGACTCAGGTGCAGTTACCGTTGCTGGCGGTTTAGGTGTTGCTGGTGATATTTACGGGGCTGGAATCTATAGCAACGGCAGTCCTGTAGTTACTGTTGGAACTATTGGTAGTCTTGGTGTTACTGCTATTCTTGCAGGCACAGATACCGCAGTTAGCACATCAACAGGCGTGGTTACTGTTTGGAATACCAGCACTTTAGAAACTGTTACTAGCAGAGGATCGACTACTACTAGTAAAATTAGCATAACAGATGCCACTTCGGCATCTTCAACAACTACTGGTGCATTAACTGTAACAGGCGGAGTTGGTATTGGTGATAATTTACGGGTCGGCGGCGCAATCTATGCCGGTGGTGTAATTTATTCTAACGGTGTTCCTGTACTAGTTTCTGAATCTGACACATTGCAAACAGTCACTGGTCGAGGAAACACCACTGATAGATCAATTTCTATATCAAACACCGGCAGTTCTAATTCTACCAATTCCGGAGCATTGACAGTCGTTGGCGGAGTAGGTATCGGTGAAAATTTACTTGTTGGCGGATATGCAAGCATTGCAGGAAACACCACTATCGGCGGAGACGCAATTATTGAAGGCGGATCTTTAGATTTCAATGCCATAGCTAACAGCATCAATGCAACAACTGGTGATCTCAATATCAATAGTTCTTTTAAACTAGGATTGAGATCAAGTCCCGGCGGACTAATATCACTAACTGCTACTAATATTGTATTAGATGGAAAAGTTGCAATTTTAAGCAGTGCTACATCAACTGGTACTACGTCAGGAGCACTGACAGTTGCAGGTGGAGTCGGTGTTGCTGGTGAAATATACGCTCTTAATATTTTTGCCAACGGTAGTCAAGTATTAACAAATGCAACATTGGGAGCATACGGTGTTATTTCTATTAGCACTGGCTCAGGTATATCAATTAATACGTCAACTGGTGCAGTAACTATTACTTCAGTTGACACTCTACAATTAGTTACAGATCGAGGAAATTCTACAACTAATCCAGTTTATATAACCAACGCAACAGACTCAACTGGTACATTTACGGGCGCATTAGTTGTCTCGGGTGGAACTAATTTACAAGGAAGATTAACTGTTGCAGGAAATACTACCGCAACTAATGTTGAAATAACCAACGATCTCACAGTCAACGGATTGACTAGACTAGTTAACGCAACTGAATCTACAGGTACTACTACAGGTGCTTTAGTAGTCACAGGCGGAGTTGGTATTAGCGGAAATCTTTACGCATCAACTATCTACGGTGGAACCGTTTACGACAATACCAAGAGGGTAATAACTGAAGTTACTCCAGTTGGCGGCTCGGGTATTAGCATTACAGGACTTGTTTCCTTAGGGCCTAACGTAGGATTTAACATTAACAACACAGGTGTAATTGCTCTACAAGGATCTACGTACATTGGTGTAAGTTCAGCTACTGGTATTGTTTCTATAACAAACTTAGGTGTACAAACATTAACCGCAGGCACAGACACTGCGGTAAGTTCTAGTACAGGTACAATTACTATTTGGAATAATAGTACATTACAATCAGTAACTGATCGTGGTAATACTACTAACAGAGCAATTAGTATCAGCAATTCTACAGATGCTAACACTTCAACCGCAGGCGCTTTAATAGTCACAGGTGGCGTAGGGATTGGTAGAAATTTAATTGTCGGAGCTAATGCAACAATCTACGGAAATTTACAAGTATACGGAACTTCTACTTATGTAAATTCTACACAGACTGTAATTGTCGACCCTGTATTAAGTTTAGGAGCTGGTCCTAATAACACCGCTCTTGGAGTCAATGACGGTTTAGACCGAGGAATATTACTACACTACAATACCACTGCAACACTAAACACTGCCTACGACAACCATTCATTTATTGGAATGGACAATGCTACGCAAACGTTTGTTTATAAAACAAATATCTACCCAGGCCCTGGTCAAGAATTCCCTGCATTGTTTAGCAACACAGGTACATTTGGTGCTGCAAAATTTGGCAGTCTACAATTAACATCGACAACCAGTGCTACAAGTACTACAACAGGTGCATTAGTTGTTGCTGGTGGCGTAGGAATCGGTGGTAGCTTATATGTTAATAATACAATATACTCCGGAGGTCTTGAAGTATTAACAACATCTAGCCTTGGATCAGGAGGTGTTGGCGTTAGTACAATTTCAGCAGGCACAGACACTGCGGTCAGTGCTAATTTTGGTGCAGTTACTATTTGGAATACTAGTACATTACAATCAGTAACTGATCGTGGAGCCGCAACCTCTAATGTAATTACGCTGACAAATACTACTCCTTCATCAAATACAGGTTCTGGAGCATTAATTGTCTATGGCGGTATTGGTGCTTTAAACATCTATGCTTCTGCTATACACGATAACGGGTCTAGGGTTGTTTCTAGTGTTACTCCAAGTGCAGGAACAGGGATTGGAATTTCTGGACTAACGTCAGGCGGTCCTAGTGTTAGTTTTACTATAAACAATAATGGTGTAACATCCTTACAAGGTACAACTTATATTGGTGTAAGTGCGTCAACAGGTAGTGTCACACTAACAAACTTAGGTGTTCAGACACTGACAGCAGGTACAGATACCGCAGTAAGTTCTACAACAGGTACAGTAACAGTTTGGAATAATAGTACATTACAAACTGTTACAGATCGAGGATTTACAACTACTAATAGGATAAACATAACTGACAATACTGATGCAACCACTGTTGATTCTGCGGCATTGACAGTTGCTGGTGGCGTTGGAATTGCTGATAATATTCTAGTTGGTACTGGTGCTATAACACGATCTGGAGCACTACAAAATGCATTTGCTAGCGGAAGTTTTTCTGTAGCAGGCGATGCTCAGGCAGGAATTTATGTATTAAGACGATCTATAAATTCAACAACGCCTACTGCACTAACATCAAACGGATCTGCTGCATCGGGAAGTAATCAAATTGTATTACCAAACGATTCAACATTTGCTTTTAAAATCTTAGTAAGTGCTAGGGCACTATCTAGCAACGATGGGGGTGCATGGGAATTTAACGGAGTAATTACTAGAAATATCGGTGCTTCATCTGCTACTGTAAGAATAGTTAATAAAACTAAAATTTGGTCAAGTGTGGTAGGATATGATGTTAATGTTGTAGCAGATCAAACAAACGGCGCCCTTCAAATACTAGCAAATAGCGGGGACACCAGTGTTATAAGATTTGTAGCCAAAGTTGAAACCACTGAAGTAGTGGTCTAAAAATATGTATAAATATGGAATAACGATAGTAAACTATGTCAATTAATTTAGATACAAGTCAACAAGGTAGTGTCACACTAATAGGCCCTTCAACCGGTACAGTTTCCCTAACACTTCCAAGTTCAGCAAATACCAGTGGTTGGGTGTTGTCCACAGACGGAACTGGAGTTTTAGGATTTATTCCTCCAGGAACAGGTGCTTCTGGAATTAATGGTGCCACTGGTGCGACAGGTGCTACTGGAATAGATGGCGCTACTGGTGCTACTGGATCAACTGGTCCTATAGGTTCAACAGGTGCTACTGGTTTACAAGGATCGACTGGTTTACAAGGCGGAACTGGTGCCACTGGTTTTATTGGTGCGACTGGTGCAGCTGGTGGTGCTGGGGCCGAAGGTAGCACAGGTGCTACAGGACAACAAGGTGCTACTGGTGCTACAGGGTTTACTGGTGCTACAGGTGGCGCAGGTGTTGAGGGTGCAACTGGTGCTACAGGACAACAAGGTGCCACAGGTGCTATTGGATCAACGGGTGCTACTGGTGCTACTGGTCCGGCAGGTGCTACTGGTGCTGCTGGCGGCGCAGGTTCTCAAGGTGCTACTGGTCTAGGTTATGACGTCACATCGTCAAGTTCATTTACACTTTCAACAGGCAGTAAAACTTTTACAGTAAACAAATCTAATGCTTATGCTATTGGTAATCGTGTACAAATTACATACACTTCAATAACTAGCAACTTTTTACAAGGTGTTATAACTGGCATTGCTGGTTTAAACATAACAGTATTGGTAGATCTAGTCAATGGATCAGTTGGTGCTGGGCCATACGCTAGCTGGACATTTAGTGTAGCAGGTTTAATTGGTAGTACTGGTGCAACCGGTACTGCTGGATCGTCAGGAGCAACAGGTGCTACAGGACCTGGTGGTAGTGTTGGTAACCAAGGATCAACTGGTGCAACTGGACAACAAGGTAACTTAGGTTCAACAGGTGCTACTGGTCCGGTTGGTGCTACAGGAGGCGCCGGCGGCGTTGGCAATCAAGGAACAACAGGTGCTACTGGCCCACAAGGTGCTACTGGTGCAACTGGTGCAACTGGATTAACAGGAACTACTGGTGCTACTGGCCCGAGCGGAACTGGTGGTGCAACAGGTGCAACAGGTATTGGTATTGCCGGAGCAAACGCATGGACTCCGCAATATACAGCTAATATTATTACCAGCACAAACTACACTGTTTACACTAAAACAGGCGGTACTAACGGATCTTGGGACGGACAAGTTTATTCTGTAGAAGGATTTACTCGAGGTGCCTTTGCGGCAGCAATGGTTGATTCAACAACTAGTCGAGTAATGTTTGGTCTAAATTCAGATCCAGCCAATAGCACAAATTTTGCAGACCTTGATTATGCGTTTTATTTCAATCAAGGATCATTGGTAGTATACGAAAGTGGTGCTAGTGTATCTACCTACGGAGCATACACAACAGCAACTAGCTGTTTAATTGTCTATGACGGCGCAGCAGTTCGATATTATGTTAATGGAGTACAGCATTACAGCACTGTTAGAGCAGTAGGAAATGCACTATATTTTGATTCTTCGTTTAACACTGCAAATGCACAGTTAAAAAATGTAGCCTACGGAGCTGCTGGAGAACAAGGTGCAGGAGGTTCGACTGGTTTTGGTTATAATGCAGGTGCTGCTAATCAAGTGTTGTACAAAGATGCTAGTAACTTAGTTGCTGGCTCTGCAAACTTAACATTTGACGGTACAAATTTAAGTCTACAAGGCGCACTAAGATTTGATAGTAAAACAAGTTGGGATCACACTGAGACCGTTTTTTCAGGCGGTCCAACTCTAGCATATCATGTACTTAACTCAGGATTTAAAAGTGCTAGTTTCTTAGATGAAAACTTCTATTCAGGCACTAACGGTATTCTAGCATTTAATAATTCTGGGGGCACAAACGTTACTCTTAGTCGTGTAGCAAGTCCTACAGGTACTCCAACAACTTCTGGTTATGTATTACAGATTGTACACAACGGTACAACAACTAGTCCAGGGTTTGGCGGATTTAGATTTTCTGCTGCCACTCGTGCCAATGCTGTTATAGTAGCAAGATTTAAAGCACAACTAGCAGTTGGATATACTATTAATTTCTCAACTAATGCCGCAGGTACAAACTATCAAGGATACTGGTGTACAAATAATGTTGGAACAGGTAAGTGGGAAGAATATGTCTACGTGGTGATCTGCGGCGACACAGGAACTTTTAGCACTACGCACTTGTTCTATCTAACAGGCAGTCCGACACCTAGTGCAGGTACTCCGTTAACATGGTATATCTGTGCAGCCAGCATATACGATATAACTGATCAAAGAACTGACATTCTTTATCTTGATCGAGCAGCATCTACTGCCAACGTCAAAGGCTACGGACAAGGTGATATTGTCGTTGACTCAAAAGATAACACAGGCCTTGTTGGACTACAATATTATCATACAGGCAATGTTGTAGTTGCAGGCGGCGGCGGAAAAGTACGTGTTGGCGGTACAACAACACCTGTAGAAACTTTAGATGTAACAGGTGGCGGTGCATTTACTAACTATCTACGTGTTACCGCTGGTACCGGTGCTCAGAATTTCTTAATAGGAAATCAAGACGGTGCTGGCACAGCAAGACCCGCAGTAATTCAAGGCTCAAACGCAACAATTTATTTTGGTACTGGTACATCATGGACTGGTTCAGGCGGAAGTATCAGTAACTATGCTTATTGGTCTTTAGCTGGTAGCAGTTTATCTGGCGGAGGCGGTACTACACCGGCACTGATTATTAATCCAAGCGGTAATAGTTGGAGTCAAGGTATACGAGTTAATCCTAGCAGTGCTGACACAGTATCTTCAGTGTCGTTCCCTGTAGTAGCTAACGATCAAACAGCATGGACTGTTGGAAAATTAGCTACAACAACCTACAGTGATGCATTTGCTGTACTAAAGAACGGATTTACGGGCGGTGTTGCTGCAAGAGCAGATGCTGCTTTTGATATCAGTGCCAGCACAGGCCGTACTACATTTGGGTATAATCCATATGTTGGCGCTAACGTAGTATGGCATGCTGGTAATTTAACTAACTTAAATCAGCTTACAAATCCCGGGTTTGCACTAGCCAACGGTGATGTGCAATTTAACACTGTAAACAGTACCTATGGTTATTACAGCGGCTTGACAATGATCAATGCTGGTAATTACAGCGGTAGTGCTACACCAGCAACTGGATATTTAATTACCACTAATATTCCTGCTACACAGTTCCACATGCCTAAGATTATTATCGAAGGGTATGCAAACGGCGACAGTGAACCAATTCGTATAGAATTAGTATATCACTTTACTCCACAGAATGCCAGTACTGGTGCTTTTGGCAGTTACAAAGCCTACTATCAAGGTTGGGATCCTGGAACTATTAGCTTGGCTTTAAACGCCAGCAATAACATTGTAATACACCTAAGTAGCAACGCCTACTATATCCGTTTCTCTGTAAATTATATCAGTGATTCATTGAGTGTTACATATAGACAATGGGCAGTAACTGAAGCTGCATGTCCTCTAACTAAGAAAGTTTCATTTACTCCATTTAAAGTTTGGACTAGTTCTAATCTAACTAACCTAAGTCAATTAACCAACGGTCCGGGCTATGTTAGTTCATACTATACGGATCCATTAGATTTCCGTGGCGGAAGTCACATGTTCCATTCCAGTGGTCGAGGTGCTTCTGAGATCAACACAGGCACTTGGGCAATGCAGGTTGGTCCTGCTACACAGCGTATTACCACAGCCGGTAGTTACTATGCAGGTATTGCATTTAATCATAACTTGAACTACAGCGGCGGCACACTAAACAGAGATAACGGAACTAACAACATTGCACCTCATGCCTGGGTTGGTCTAAGACTTTATGATACATCTGGTTCAGAACGTAGTTATCTAGTATTTGCTACCAAACCTGGCACAGGATCTACTAACACAGGCACTAATATTCCTGTCGAAAGAATGGCCATTGATCCTATTAACGGCTATGTAGGTATTAATCAGAGCACACCGGCATATTATCTTGATGTTAACGGTACAGTTAGACTGGCTACCAACAGTTATATTCCCAACGTATTTGTACAGTCAAGCAACTTTGCCAGCTTAACGGCTAACAGTCCAACATACGGCCTAGGAACTTCAAACGTTATAGGTTGGGATAGTTTAAACACTATGATGCAGCTATCAGGTGCTTATGGTCTACGTCTAAGAAGTCAAAACTATTATCTTGATATTGGTGGTCCTGGAGACAACGTAAAAATCAACGGTAACATTGTTCTTAACGCAGGCAACTTTACCAACTATACATTGTCTGCAACTACCAGTAGTACTATCACAGGTAATCTTACTGTAGCAGCTGGCTATAGTTTTGTTGCAGCAGGTACCAATAACAACGGCGGCTTTGCAATGGCCAACAACAGTACCTATTACGGTCTGATGTGGAACTATGCTGCTAACGATTGGAGACTGGGGTACGGTAGCGTTATATCACAGCAAAATTGGAACATGCGTTGGGATAATACAGGTATTGCCTGGAGCAATCTAAGCCATCGTGCTCCCCTATTCTATGACTCAGACGATACTGGCTATTACACAAATCCAGCTGGTAGATCTGTTATTTCGTCATTAAACATCAACAGTCCCACTGTAATTTCCAGCGGTTTACTTAACGTATTTGGTGGCGGCGCAACTGGTGTAGGTTGGGGAACAGGATTTAACATAGGCGACAGTACAAACTATAGTAGTACTATACAGGATGCTGGCGTAAATCGTACAAGAAATTTTGGTACTGGAGGATGGGATTGGTATAACAGTGGCGGTACCAGATCATATTGGGGAGATAACAGTGGTAATTTTACTGCACTAACATCTTCAGCATCACCGATATTCTACGATTATAATAACACGGCCTACTACACAGATCCAAATGCTACTAGCGTTATGCTTGACCTTGATATTAGAGGTGAAGTTTATAATGATGGTTGGTTCCGTAATGATACCAGTGGTAGGGGGTTATACAATACTGCCACTGGCACACATTGGTATTCAAATAACGGCTACTGGAAAATGACTTCAGGTGGTAATGCCTATGGTGGTATTGCTGCTTATGCTACACATCCAGACGGTACACTAAAAGGTTATACAGGATATTGGGACGGCAGCGGTTTTGGAATGTTAAACAGTGCCGGCGGCTGGCAAATACGTATCGAATACGGTAATGCTAATATGGAACTGTATCGCATTACCTATTTGGATGATGCACGAGCTAATATCTACTATGATAGAGCTAATACTGCATACTACGCTGACCCAGCTAGCACTAGTATTTTTAACGTTGAAACTTCGAACACACATAATTTTGGTTTATTAAACAACAAATATCAGGGCGGAAACAGCGGTATTGCAACTCAAGCCTATGCAATCTATCAAGAAGCTGGTGGTTGGGGTAGCCCATTCCCAGACTTAAGAATTGCCAATCACACTGGTCTTAAATTTGGTGCCAACCCCAGCTACGAAGGTATGCGTTTCTACACAGACTATGATATGTCAAGTTTGATATTCCAAGTCAATGGTGGTAGTAACTATCTGTACAAATATGTTTGGATGTATACTAATACTACTGGTATGTATAGTGATACTAACAGTGCCCACATCTATCCAAACCCTAACAGCTACGGTTCATGGCGCATTGACGGAACAAGAAACGGTTGGGGCGGTATTGAATTTTTAGCCCATACCACCTTAATGATGAACGACGACAGCTACGGTTTTCATAGAAACGCACAGGGGTGGAGATTCTATGTCACTGGCGGTAATGGATACTTCCCAGGTGAAGTTACTGCTTATTGGTCAGACCGTAGACTAAAAGAAAATATCCGAGCACTAGATTCAGGTGAAGGTCTTGCAATAATTGATAGATTAGTACCTTCTAGATTTACCTGGAAAAAAGAAGCTGAATATGTTACTCAAGATGCTGTATATGGCGGGCAAGAAGAGGTAAGTATGATTGCTCAAGAAACTCAAGCAGTCTTGCCTGTAGCAGTAAAAGTTAACAAAGTTGGTAGAAAACATATAATTGACGGTGAAGAAATCAAAGATTATCTAACCATTAATTACGATAAAATTACTCCATATCTTGTACAGGCAGTTAAAGACCTTAAACGAGAAATTGATGAGCTGAAACAGCAGTTAAAAGGAAAATAACAATGGCATTAGTTAAAGCATTTGAATTAAAAAATGGTCTCACAGCACCCAACGCTTATCATATAATTACCAAGGTTGATACTATTAAGCGCCCCAGTGATGATATTGATCCTGCAGGTGCTCGTCCAGAAAATGCTCCAGACCATGCGTGGAAAGCAGGTTGGTACGGCCGAATTGCAGTAGCAATCTATCTAGATAAGGCAGCTAGGGATGCAGGAAAGCCGCCATTAGCAGCAGTATCTGTATATCCCACCGATGCACCTTCACTGTTTGAAGGGGAAAGAACCACTGATCAGAATTTAAATTTTACCATTAATGTTACTAGCTCTGACAGTGTTTTGGATCAAGCCTATGCACACCTTAAGACACTAAGTAGATGGACAGGTGCTACAGAAGCATAAAATAAATATAGGAAACGTTTGGAGAAAATATGGCTATTACCTACACATGGACCGTTACAGGAATAAAAACAACTACAGAAGGATCTTATCAAAATTCTGTAATTCAAACCTATTGGAAAAAAATTGGTACTGACGAGAATGGAAACACTGGAGAATTTACTGGTGCAACTCCTTTTACAGCGGCTAATGTCGCCGCAGAAGCCTTTGTTCCTTTCAACGAACTCACTGAAGAAATTGTACTAGGATGGATCAAAGCAGTAGTCATCGGCGATTATGAACAGCATGTAAATGCACAAATATTAAAAAGTATAAGGGCATCTGCTATTGTAGAACAACCACTGCCTTGGGATCCAACTAAAGGAGTTGTTGGGACTCCGCAACCAGCAAATAACTCTTAATTTTGTAGGGTATTAACTACGTATATAAATAATATCATATAACGGAGTATTCTATGAATAACAAATTACATTTAGAACTAGATCTTAACGAATTAAACTTAGTAATGGGCGGCCTGGGCAAATTACCTTATGAACAATCATTCCAAGTTGTTGATAAAATTCGTCAACAAGTAGCCCCGCAAATCCAAGAACAGCAACAACAATCTAATGGATTCCCTGCAATGGGCCCTGGCAAAGAATAAACAAGGATAAATTATGGCAACAACCTACACATGGGACATTGAAAATGTAACAATACTTGATTCCCATAACGGTAACGAGAAAGTAGTTTCTCGTGTTGTCTGGAAATGTACTGCAACAAACGATACAGGAACCTCAAAAAGTCAAATAGGTGTTGTAGATTTAGATATTAATAATATTTCTGCAGACTTTGTTCCTGCATCCCAAGTAACAAAACAGCAAATTATTGATTGGGTGACTGCCAAAGTTCCTAGAGAAATGATAGAAAATGATCTAATGCCAGAAACTACTAGTGTAAGTTTCTTAGAAACTGAGCTAACAGCTACTATTACAGATCAAATTGCTGCTTTTGAAGTTCGACAAAATCCCAACTAATATTAAATGAACGGCGAATGGGCGTATATCAACGGGTATTTTACCCCCGACGAATGCGACTTTATAATTTCTCAAGCAGAAAAAATTACCGCATTTGATGGCGTTGTTGGTGATACTGGTTCAGTTGATAACCAGTGGCGTAGAAGTACTATACGCCCAATATTAAAAGATCAAGATTGGCACTACCTTTTTGACAAAATAGACCAAGCAGTGGCAAGTATAAACAGAGAATGGTTTAACATTGCCTATGATTTTTTACCAGGAATACAATTTGCATCTTATGACGAATCAAATCAAGGATGTTATAAGCGACATCAAGATGTATTCTTAATGTCACCTAAGAATACACATAGAAAACTAAGTTTTACAGTTCAGCTATCAGATCCTAATATATATCAAGGCGGCGAATTAAAGTTTTTAGATGTTGCTATACATCCTGATGAAACAAATATGCGAGTAAGAGGAACAATCTGTGTATTTCCTAGCATTATTTTTCACGAAGTTACACCTGTTATCAAGGGCATTAGACATAGTTTAGCAGGGTGGTATGAAGGCCCTAGATGGAGATAAATAATAGTATGATTACATATACATGGGAATTTCCAAGATTTTTAGCACACCCCACTCTTAACGGCCTTGCTAATGTAGTGCATGGTATCGAGTTTATTTTGTCTGCTACTGACAGTGAAGGTCACGGAGCACAAGTATTTGGCACAGTAGGACTTTCAGCACCTAACCCAGATACATATATTCCTTTTAATCATTTAACTTCGCAGCAAGTTTCAGAATGGATTGAAGCAGCGATGGGCGAAGAAGTTTTAAGCGATTACAAAGATAATCTTGCACGTCAAATAGAACAACAGATAACTCCTGTATCTGTTACATTGAACAAGCCTTGGTAATTATTAAATAATATCTAATAGCAACTCAATTTTAGTTCTATTAGTTCTATTAGAAAGACTACGCTTAACACCTTGATGCAAAGGTTTAGGCCATTGATTTAAATCGCACCAGGCATATCCTACATGTTCAGAATTTAGTGTAGGAATAAATTCTTTTTCTACTACTAGGACATAGGTGTTAAATTGAAACCTTTGATCTTCGCTGGTAAACAATTCTAAAGGTACTGCTTTTTTAATTGTAGGAGTTTTGCCTACTTCTTCTTGAACTTCTCTTATCAAGGCAGTATAAACAGTTAAATCTGTTTCTTCTTTTTTACCGCCTACGATACCCCAAGAGCCTGCGGTCTTACCTTGGTTACGAAGCAGAAATAAAAATCTTTTAGTATCACGGGCAACAAACAACCCGCCACTACATATAATATCTGTTACAGAACTAATCTCCATTCTCCTGGATAATACATACCGTCGATACTCTTAGACCATTGTCCGTCATCCCATTTGTATTGCGTACCTGTATATGAATTAGTTATATAAACAATGTCTGTAACTTCTGCAGAATTGAAAATAATATCCCATTTAACGCCGTTCCATTGAATAATATCATTAGCCGATGCAACAACATCAGTGCCATCATTATTCTTCCATGCACTTGGACCGTCTGCATCAGTGGAAGATATGTCTTCTAATATTAGATATCGTGTGTCAACGCTGGATACCCCTGGATTAAAAGTCAAAGGATTTATGATAGCATTAACTGTGCCTCTAGTATAAGTCGAAGTTAAATCACTGATGTCTGTATTCAACAGTGTCTCACCGTCGTATTGTACATTAAGTAACTCCATCTCACCTTCGTCTATAGGATTAATACTTAGGTAACCAACAATACGATTTCCATCAGGTTTAGTCAATTCAATATGGCTTAGTCCTGCTCTAAATTTCCCAGGATATAAATCTATTAGTACACGCCAGTTTATTTTAACACCAGCTTTAACTTGAACTTTTTCTAAATCATTCACTGCTAGATTTTCGCCAGCGGCCATTAGTCGTGCAGTACTGTTAGTCATTAACACTGAAAAATTACCTGGAGTGACCACAACTGGAGATACTGGATTGCTAAAAGCCAGCTGACCAGAACCGATAGTGCCAGTAGGTTCTGTGAAAGCGTTGGCAATAATCTTTGTAATAATTCCTAATTTTTTAACCTTAGCTGGAGGGCTAATCCAAATAGGAGTAATAAACGTTAGGTTACTGATATCGATGTCATTCTCAGTACCTTGTGGAATCTGTTTACTACTCCAGTTAGTCCCAGTTAGTTCAACATAACTTAAACTTGTCCAGTCAATGTAGTTGTTGGTAGTTTGTATTTCCATAGCTGGTCTAAACAATACCAGTATTTGTTCTAATATCTGTAACTTTTGGTCAGTGTTTGTTGACCATACATCCGCACAAAACGTTAGATTATAAGGACTTGGCATCAATCTCTCAACGGTGTAATTTTCACCTTGTGCGTTTGCGTACCCTTCTATAGTTTGACCATATGTAGGACTATCTGGATTTTCATCAACATAGCCATATTGTCTTTCACGAATATGCATTTTACCGATATACGTAGGATCTTGTAAACGATCCCTAGCAAAATCTAGACTCTTAATATAACAGGCAATAAACGGTGCAGAGTTTAAAACGTTTTCACTGTTCTTTTTCATCACACCGGCGACTTGTCTAGTCATGTCTCCGTAGCGAACAGGTATTTGTGTGAGATTGCCACGAGCATCTTTATAGGTAAAGTTACTCATTAACCTCATAAACTGTGTTAGGTAACGGCGTATTTGGCCATCGTAGAAGTGCTCCATTATTTGTTTTCCTGTTCTTGTTGATTAATACAAGTTTCACATTCGCAGTCTGAACAATAATCACAGTCTAAACAACTATGTCCACAATGTTGCGGACATCCGCACTTGCATTTAAATGTATATCTTTTATAATTTTCAAAATCGTCCATATATTTCTCAAATTTTTTCATTTACATATCTGCCTGAGGCTTTTGTTTCTTTAGAGCCTTGCTTAGACTCTGTCTTTCTTCAATAACTTTTCCTGCAATAGTTGCGGTGTTATTATTATTAATAAAACTACCCACTAAGTTATGTCTAGTTAACGCATCAGGAGCAGGAATACCATCTACTGGTTTATTAGTCATAGTCATTCTAATATTACTTTCGATATAAATCCAAGTACTTCCGTTATATCTGAACAATCTATTAGGTAGATAATCTGTTCTTAAGTGATACGTTCCTGCGGTAGGCATAGATGGGAATGAAATTCCAAAACTATACGGAGCACCATTTGGCGGTATTCCGTCACCGCCGTCTGGTACCGGTGTAATATAAACATCTTTATCAGGAGCCAAGAATACACTGGAAGCATCGGCAACGTGATCATCTTCACTAGCATCGCGGTCAGCAATACTAGCATCAAGAATACTTAGTAATCCATCTTCTTTAGTTGGTAATACATAGAATTGCGTAGTGTCATATCCACTAACATTAGCATCTTCTTCTGCTTGAGCAATGATTTGATTATTAATTTCGATATTTTTATTGTACATTGACATAACATCGCGTAAACTATTAACCCCATCGCCGGCATCGCCATCTAAAATTTGTTTAAATTCTTGACTGTCAACTAGCGGTTCACATTTTACACGAAGTAAATGCGGATACCATGTTTGACTATAACCTGTAGCAGCACGAGTAACATCTGTGATTACATAAAACCGCTTTAGTGCAACCATGTCGTCGCCTAGAGCATATTCGTCTTTTAAGTGAGGAAGCTCTAATACATCGCCACTCATTAATTTCCTGCCAAGAAGATCTACAGTAGCACGTAAGTGAAACGTGATCATGATATTGTCGTTGGTTAAAAAGAATCCAAACTGACTGAGATTAAAGTCAATGTCCTGCATGGTATAAATTCCACGGGTTACATAGACATCTCTGTCGTATTTTCTATCTCTATTTTCCATGAATAGTACATCCTGAATTCCTAATTCAGCAATAGGATTACCATTTACAGGCGTAGAGGGTGAAGCATCAGTAGCATCTGGATCTTGCGGCCCTAGATATTTGTGTACAACAATATCAGTGCCGCCCACTTGAAATTGTTCGTTGATTACACGATCGAGCAAGCGAAAATCGTTGCCCTTTTCTGGGCGGTAAAGAGAGAGTCTTGGCATAGTTGTATATTTATAGGTAAATAACTGTATGAGCGAACTTGAAACAGAAAAAGAAAAAGTAGTTGCATACATCCGTGCCATGCTTGGCGACGGTATGATCGACGTCGAACTAGACCCTATTCACTATAATACTGCAATTGATCGTGCCCTAATGAAGTACCGTCAACGCAGCAGTAATGCAGTAGAAGAAAGCTTCGGATTTCTAACCCTACAGACTGACGTAAATGAGTACACTCTAGCACCTGAAGTTATGCAGGTTAGACAGGTATTTCGACGCAGTATCGGTTCTAGAACAGGCGGAGGCGATGGCGGTACATTATTTGAACCCTTTAACCTAGCTTATTCTAATACCTATTTGCTGGCTAGCACCAACATGGGCGGCTTATCAACCTACTATATGTTCGCCAGCTACCAAAAAGAAGTTGGTAAAATGTTTGGTAGCTATATAAACTTTGACTGGAATCCTACTTATAAACGTTTAAGAATTACTCAACGCCCCCGTGGCGAAGAAAACGTCTTGCTTTGGATGTATAATCAGAAACCTGATTTTGCATTATTTCAAGATACATATTCCGGAATATGGGTCAAGGACTATGCTCTAGCTAACTGTAAAGTAATGCTAGGAGAAGCCCGTGAAAAGTTCGCTACAATCGCCAGTCCGCAAGGTGGAACACAGCTGAACGGTTCGGCACTCAAAGCTGAAGGTAAAGCTGAAATGGAAATGTTAGAAATGGATCTAATCAACTACAAAGACAATCAAACTCCTATGTCTTTTGTAATCGGCTAATAAAAATTTGACATTGTAACAAAAATATAATAAATTATAGTGGCATCAGGGGATACTATGATTATTGGTTTTGTTGGATTTATCGGCAGCGGCAAAGATACAGCCGCAGATTACCTAGTTAACTGTCACGGTTTTAGACGTGACTCATTTGCTAACACACTAAAAGATGCCGTAGCACAGGTATTTGGTTGGGATAGAACCTTGCTAGAAGGACGAACAGCAGAAGCTCGCAAGTGGAGAGAACAACCAGATATATGGTGGAGCAAGCGACTTAATATTCCTAAACTTACTCCCCGATGGGTATTACAGCAATGGGGCACAGAAGTTTGCCGTCAAGGATTTCATGACGATATCTGGATTGCTAGTTTAGAAAACAAAATGCGAAAAACCAAAGATAATATTGTTATCTCAGATGTGCGTTTTCCTAACGAAATCAAAGCAATTCACAATGCCGGCGGACTTGTAGTGAGAATCAAACGTGGCAACGATCCAGACTGGTATGACGCTGCGTTATCAGTAAATCACGGGCCAGACGGCAATTCTACATGGTCTTTAAGTACAGCAAAATTAGAAAGACTAGGAATACATGCAAGCGAAACAGCTTGGGTCGGCGGCAACATCGATCATACCGTGATTAACGATACCACTATTGATGTCATGTGTCAGCAGATTAAAAGTCTGGTGTCAGATCTCCCCGTTTCCAGGGAAGTTTAAGTTTGTGTAATAATCGTTGACAGTTAGCACAGACGGTTTTTAAATTCTCGTATCTACAATTATTAACATCACCGTCTATGTGATAAACGTCTAGTTGATTAGTATCCTCACTTTTAAAACCGCATCTATCACATGCGGTTTTCTTTTTGTATCCTGTGTTTACCCAACTAGGACGATTTGTTTTAAAGTCTTTTGCACAGTGATCGCATATTGACCTGTAAAATATCCTGCCTTCTTTTTTATAATTAATAGCAACAGGTCTACGCTGACATTTTTTACATAGATCTCTCATACACCGCCCTTTTTAATCCCTTTTGTACCGTATTTAAGCCGGGACTTTTTAACCATTCTCACTAAATATACAAGAAGAAACCATTTATGGGAGATAACAAATGGCATTAAGTTCACCAGGTGTAGAAGTCAGCGTAATCGACGAAAGTTTTTACTTACCAGCTGCCCCCGCTACAGTACCAATGATTTTTGTTGCATCCGCTGCCAACAAGCAAAACGCCAGCGGAACAGGCCTAGCAGTAGGAACAGATCCTGCTAATGCCGGCAAAGTTTATTTAATAACCAGTCAACGCGATTTGACCGACACATTCGGAACTCCGTTGTTCTATACTGATGCTAGTAGTAATCCTGTACATGGTGGAGAATTAAACGAATACGGACTACAGGCTGCGTACAGCGTGTTAGGCGTAAGTTCAAGAGCGTATGTTGTTCGTGCAGATCTAGACTTAGCTGCTCTTTCACCAAGTGCCACAGTTCCAACTGGTGCTCCAGTTGGTGGAACATATTGGCTTGATACCCTAAGTACAAAATGGGGGGTTTTTGAGTGGAATAAAACTGATGCTACATTTACTAATAAAACAGTTACAGTAATTAACAACGATAATCTTGCAACTGCCACAGTTAGCGGACTAGGACTAGTACCGGCACCTAGCTTTGGTAGCAGCGGCGAGTATGCTATTATTGCAACCAGTTTAAATTCAATGGGAGTTTGGTATAAAAACTCTAACGGTACATGGGTAGTTGTAGGTTCTAATATTGAAACAGCATTTAACGCTACTAGTACATTTTCAAGCACCTGCTGGCAAACCAGTCACCCGCTAGTAACAGCTACTAAGTCTAGTCCTAATCTAACTGGTTATAACGGCAATACTTTAATAATTAACGGTCAGACTGTTACATTAAGTGGAATTAATATTACAGCAATGGCTTCTAGTATTAATGCTCAAATGTACCAACGCGGTGTTGGCGCTAAAGTTAATAGCGGCGGCTACTTAGAATTATATGCTGATGCATCTGCAAAATCTAACGGTACCACAGCTGACGGAAAAATTACAGTAGCAGCAGGCACAGGACTAACAGCAATGTTGGATGCCGTTGGTATTTCTGCAGGTACAACAGCCGATGTTGCTCTATTCCAAGGACCGCATTACAAATACCCAGATTTTTCAACAAATGCCACCGGGTCTGTTTATGTAAAAACAACAACTCCAAATAATGGTGCTGACTGGTATGTCAAACTATACAATTCATCATCTGCTGAATTCACACTACAAAGTGTTGCATTATACGATGAATTTCAATCCGCTACTAATGATTTAAGTAGCACTGGAGATATTCCAGTTGGAAAAGTATTCATTCAAACCGATGCAGCAATGGGTAATGGTACTACATCAAGTCCTCAATTGACTGTATTCAAAGCATGGCGTAGAAATGCCACAGGTGCAACTAAGATTACATCTGTAGCAACAACAGGCACAATTGCTTCTACAGCAACGTTTGTTATCACTGAAGGCCTAACAACATCTACAAACGGTGTTGCAAACTTCAGTGCAGCAGTTACAGTTACACTAACTCCTGGTGACACAGTTGCTAGCGTAATACAAAAAATCAACAGCTCTACGGGTTTAACTTTTGTAACGGCATCGGCTGCAACATACAACGGTGCTACACCAACAAGTTTAAATATCCAACACAGTCGTGGCGGCGAAATTCTTCTAAAGAATGGAACAAACTCACCATTGACTAGTTTCTTAGGATTCTCAGCATGGAGTAGAAATGTCACAACTGGCGTCGAATCAGGTACAAAGAATCTATACGCTAAAGCAACATATGATCCAAGAGATATTACGTTCTTTGCTTCAAACTGGAAACCATTGGTTTTTGAAGCCAAAGACAATGCACCTTATACTGATCCGGCCGACGGACAACTATGGTATAGCAGCGTAGTCGATGAAGTTGATATTATGGTTCACAACGGTACTACATGGAAAGGTTATAGAAGTTTTTATCCTACAACTGATCCAGCTGGTCCAATTGTTGCCAGTGCAGAACCTACTACACAAAGCACAGGCGATCCTTTAGTTGACAATGATATTTGGATTTCTACAGCAGATATCGAAATGTACGGACAAGATGTATATCTACGTGTTGCCGGCAAATGGGTACTACAAAACACCGGAGACCAAACAACTCCAGATGGATGGTTGTTTGCAGATGCACGTTGGGGCACAGCAGGTTCTGATACATCACCTGCTGATATCACAGATCTATTAACCAGTGATTATCTAGATCCAGATGCTCCTGATCCTGCACTATACCCACGTGGTATGAAGTTATGGAATCTACGTCGAAGTGGATTTAACGTTAAAAAATATGTAGCATCACATTTAAATCTTGATGCTAACAGCGGAAATAATGCACGTTTTGGTAATGAAGATATGGCAACATACTCTGCAGACCGTTGGATTACAGCAAGTCCTAACGATGCAGTAGGTCGTGGCAGCTTTGGTCGCCATGCTCAACGCGGCTTTGTAGTCGAAGGATTAAAAGGCCTAATTGATGCAAATCAAAGTATTCGTGACACTGATACTGTGATCTTTAATTTGATTGCCGCACCAGGTTATCCAGAAGCTATTCAAAATATGGTTGCATTCAACGCAGACCGCGGCCAAACAGCATTTGTTGTTGGAGATACACCATTCCGCCTAGCACCTACAGGAACAGCATTAAATGCTTGGGGTAGCAATCAAGCCCTAGCATTTGACAACGGTGATGACGGTGCAGTAAGCTATGACGAATACATGGCCATGTTCTATCCAAGTGGATTCACTAATGACAACCTAGGTAACTTTATTGTGGTACCACCAAGTCACATGATGTTGCGTACTATTGCTCTAAGCGATCAACGTAGCTTCCAATGGTTTGCACCTGCTGGTACAAGACGCGGTGGTGTTGATAATGCAACCAGCGTTGGTTATCTAGTAGACGGTGAGTTTAAAACAACTGCACTACCACAAAGTCTGCGTGATGTGTTGGCAGGAGTTAAAATTAATCCTATTGCAACAATTCCAGGTGCTGGCATTGTTAACTTTGGACAGTACACTCGTGCTAGAAATGCATCAGCATTAGATAGAATTAACGTTGCACGTTTAGTAGCATACTTACGTAGACAATTATCATTGTTGGTCAAACCATTCTTGTTTGAACCCAATGACAGAATCACACGTAACGAAATTAAACAAGCAACAGAAAGTTTCCTATTAGAGCTAGTAGGACAAAGAGCACTGTACGACTTCTTAGTAGTTTGTGATGACACAAACAACACACCTACAAGAATTGACCGTTCAGAACTATGGTTAGACATTGCTATTGAGCCAGTCAAGGCAGTAGAGTTCATTTACATTCCTCTACGCTTGAAAAATACTGGTGATATTGCTGCCGGACTATAATAGGTAAATATACAGGACAAGGAGCAAATAAGATGGCAATTGCAAGTTTAAGCAGATTTACAGTTCCGCTACCAAGTGGCGGACAGAGTAATTCATCACAGGGTCTTCTAATGCCAAAGCTGAAGTATCGCTTCAGAGTATCATTAGAAAATTTTGGAGTTACTAAGCCTACTACTGAACTTACTAAACAGGTAGTATCTGCACAAAGACCACAGGTTCAATTTGAAAATCAAGTAATTCACGTTTACAATAGCATGATTAACTATGCAGGCAAGCATACATGGCAACCAATGACACTGAGCGTTCGCGACGATGTTGGAGGTAACATAACAAAACTAGTTGGTGAACAACTACAGAAACAATTTGATTTCTTTGAACAAGCCAGTGCTGCATCAGGCGCTGAATATAAGTTCTTAACAAGAATTGAAATGTTAGATGGCGGTAACGGCGATAATGCAAACTGGGCTCCTAATGTTTTAGAAACATGGGAAGTTTATGGTTGCTATCTACAACAGGTTAACTACAACGAGTTAGCCTATGCAGAAAGCACACCGATGGAAATTGCATTAACAATTCAATACGACAACGCACTACAGGTAGGCCCATCAGGTCAGCCTCTAGGACTTGGAGCAACAGTTGGAAGAACTCTAAGTTCTCTAGCTACAGGTTAAACAACCTAATTAAAAGAAGCCCCGTAATTGGGGCTTTTTTTATGACTAAATATTGCTATGGCAAATGCATTTACTAATTTTTTAGGACAGGTTGTAAACAGTCCCACTCAACTCAAAGACTATTCTCACGCCAGTAGACTCTACGTTGATGATTATTTTAGACTAGCACCTAAAGCAGGATTTTTATATTATGTTGTGTTTAACATCAATAGAAATGCTAATCCTATTATTGAAGAATATATAGGACGCAATGGTCAAGAATTAGGATTGTTAGTTAAAACTATTGATCTTCCTAAATATAAAATGGCAACAGAAACAATCAATCAATACAATAAGAAAACTATTGTACAGAGTAAAATTGATTATCAACCTGTAAACATTTCTTTTCACGACGATCATAATAACACTACTACCGGTATGTGGAAGGCCTATTATAACTATTATTTTGTTGATGGAAAAAACACCAGCGGTCTAACAACTCCTCCGGGATACGCTAAAGATTCAAAATATAATAAACCCGGAGCCAGCGTTAGTGAAAGCACAAGTTTTGGTTTAAACAACGGTCAAACAGGTCCGTTCTTTGAATCGATTGAAATTTATCAACTAAATCGTAAACAATTTACAGCGTTTATTTTAGTCAATCCTATCATAACAGATTACAGTCATGATCAAATGGATCAATCTCAAAGTAAAATGCTTGAAAACAAAATGACCGTGATATATGAAACTGTATTGTATGGCACAGGCGTAGTTAAACAAGATAGTCCTGCAGGGTTTGCATCAATACATTACGACTCAACTCCCGGACCGTTGAGTATATTTGGCGGCGGTAATAATAGTTTGTTTGGACCAGGCGGTATTATACCCGGTGCCGGAGAAATTTTAGGTGGTGGTGGTAATACTAGTCCATTAGGATTATTAAAAACCGCTCGGGGTGTTTCTAATATTGCAAGAAATGTAAAAAATGTTTCTAAAGCCAGTATTATGTCAGAAGGTTTTGGTATTTTAGATAAAGTAGCTCGAGGACAAAAATTAACTGACGTGTTATCTGGCACTAGTTCAAAAGGTCTAGCACTGGCAACATTGCCTGGAGAACGTGCTACAACTGCTATACCAAAAAATACTGCCGCTGACGGATTAGCAAAAGCAATTAGTGGAATAACTGATAAAGTTAAAGATTTGGGCAATAAATTGGGTGACAAGCTCAAAGGTCTACTACCTTCACAAGTACCAACAACTAAAGCAGCACTGTCTACTTTACAGCAAGAACAAGTTGCTATTGCCGCTGACATCGAATCAAGAATAGCTGCCAATCAAATTATCAAAGATGAACTAATACCTCAGTTAGACGCGGCTCAGGCAGTAAATGACAGTGATCAAGTGGCATCTATCTACAGCCAACTTGATGCCGCTGATTATACTGATCCAGATAAATTAACAGAACAACTTAATTCTGTAAACTCAAATATTGAAACCCTTGATGTTATGATTGCAGAAGCAGCGGCAATTGAAACACCAAATTCAACATTATCAGTTGAAGACATTGATCTAGGCGTAGCAGAAGAAGATGTATACGATGTAGGGTCAAATCCAGACTTAGTAACACAGATTAACAGAACCTATACAGAGAACACAGGTAACACTCCTCAATTTTACGTATGATATACAGCAATTTACCTCCAGCTACAGCCACTGAATCCTCAAGTGATTTAACCAATAAAGCTCTATCTCAATATAATGATGTGCCTGTAGAACTTGATCATAATGTTATGACAGCTATGATTGGTATGTTAGAAAATCGTGGATTCTCAAATGACTCTGCTGAATCGATTTCTATAACTATAATGATACAAGCACGTCGAGACGGTTATAATCCTATAACTGTTTTAGAAAGTATGAAGAAACTCGGCGAAAATGATCTTAGTCAACTTTTGTCAGAAATATTAAACTACAATAGGTTAAAGACCAGTGTGTTAGGCAGTGTGCAACAAATTACACCTGTAGACAATGTCAAAAGAAACATAGTAGCATGAGAGGCGCCGCTAGGGGAAAGTTTACTCCCAAGAACCCAGAAAAATATCAAGGATTATCTGACCCTACTTACAGATCAAGTTGGGAATTTACTTTTATGACATTCTGTGATAACAATCCTGCCGTTGAGCACTGGGCCAGTGAAAGCGTTAAAATACCCTATAGAGATCCCCTAACAGGAAAGAACACAGTTTATGTTCCTGATTTTTTAATTGTTTATATAGACAAAAATCAAAAGAAACATGCAGAGCTGATAGAAATTAAACCAAAGAATCAAGCAGTCAGAGAATCAGTTGGCAAAAATCCGCACAATCAAGCAGCCTATATACGTAATATGGCAAAATGGGAAGCAGCTCAAGCATGGTGTAAAAAGTTTGGTGTAAGATTTCGGGTAGTCAGCGAAGATGATATTTACCACTCTGGTGGTAAAAAACGATAAGTAGTTTTATGACTAAGAAACTTGAAGAACTTTTTAACCTACCTCAAGAACAAGAACCCGTGGTTACTGCGGCTGAGGTAGAATCTCCGCCAATAATTTCATTAGAAGAAAAGCTAGAACAATTTGATAAAATTTCTGCTGCTCTGCCTAGAGTAAAAGGTCTAGGAGATATCAGCGATGCGGAATTAGATGAACTGGCCAACAAAGCAGAACAGGCCTACGATGACATATTAAATTTAGGCATGAATGTAGAAGCACGATATAGTGCTCGTATGTTTGAAGTAGCAGGTAATATGCTTAATGCGGCAATTACTGCCAAGAGTGCAAAGATTGACAAGAAGCTAAAAATGGTTGAGCTACAACTTAAAAAGTATGCCGTAGATAAAAAGAATGGTGATCAAGAACAAACTGCTATTCAAGCAGAAGGATACATTGTTGCAGACCGTAATAGCATCCTAGAAAAACTTAAAAATATGAATAAATAAAGCATAGGAAAACCACTATGAGATCATTTAAAGAATACCTTACAGAATCAGTTAGAAAATTCGACTTTAAAATTAAAGTCGCACAAGAGTGTACCTCTGAACATGAAACAAAACTAAAAGGCCTATTAGAACGCTTCAGCGTAGCTGATTTCAAGAAAGCCGGTAAAACACCAATACAGCAATTGCCTTTAGATTTCCCTCAAGTTCAAAACACAGAAGTTCACATTTACGAAGTATCACTAAACTATCCAACAACACCACAAGAACTATTAGAATATCTAAGCTCAGGAATGGGCATTAATAAAGCTAATCTTGTAGTGCGTAATCCTAGAGAGCCCAGTGAAGAATATCAGGCAGAGCACACTCCACGTGAAGGTGCTTTGTTAAACGACGGTGAATACAAAGAAGCTCAAAATGCCAAACACAGTGAATATTTTGGCAACGAATACAATACAAAATTTTTACAGAGTTTAACCGCAGATCTTAAAAAGATGCGTGAAGCAAGAGGCGAAGTTATTCCTAACACAGCAGATGGAAAAACAACCAACGAAATCCCTCAAAACAATAAAAGTCCGATACAACAATCGAACTACGACCCAAGGAAGAAATAATATGCAAATGATAGACGTATTGAAAAGATTGGCCGAACTGGATCAAGGTAATCCTAATGTAGTTAATCCTATGACAAAGCCAGTTGAAGTACAACCCAAAGTTATTGCCGAAGGTCGTGAAGTTCAACTTAACTTACCTGAACCAGGTCTAGACGATCTTAGAAAATTGTCAGGACGCAAAACTCTAACAGAGTCTGCTATTGCAGAATGCGGTATGCCTACTATGGGAGCACCGATGCCTAGTATGCCGGCAAGCATTAATATGAGTGCAGGCAGTGCCAACGAAATTGTTTCTATGGTACGCGGTATTATGGATCTTGCCAAAGGTGATGTTCCTAGTCAATCAATGATGCCTACAATGGGTGCAGACATGCCTAGCCTATTACCAGGCTTCGGCGGCGTAGGTGAACCTGATCTAGACTTAGATACTAATGTTGATACGCTAAACAAAGCACAAGGTGATAGAGACAATGATGGCGATCACGACATGGGCGATCATGCCGCAGAACCTGGAATGGGTAGCGATGATGAAATCATGGATTTGATTAAGAAAATACGCACAGGCGAACCAGTTAAAATTAAGACAGACATGCCTGTAAAAGTCAGCAGTGACGAGCCTATTAAAGGTCGTACAGATCAACAGGCGAATGTTGACAGTGATGACAAGCCAGAAGATGAAGGATTACTAGGTACTATGCTCGGAGGAGCCGCAGGAGCCGCACTAGGTGGTCCTTTGGGTGCTGCTGTTGGAGGTGCTGCTGGTGATTCTATCACTGGTGATAACGAAGAAGAAAGTTCAGAAGTACCTGGCAAGGCTAGCACAACTCCGAACGATCCAACAGATCCAGGTAGATACGATCCTAAGAAAGGTGTGTTTGTACCTAATACACCTGGTCAAGGTGATCGCATGGACGGCGTTATGCCAAAAGGGAATCCAGAAAAGAAAGACGAATCTTCAAATCCTTTAGCAGCATTTGAATCAAAGCTAATGAATGAATACAGAAAGTTTGTTGAAGAAGGCCACCCGCGACGAGCATGACAAATATGCTAAGAAAAAATGATATTTAAAAAGACCAAATAGCCTCTTCGGAGGCTATTTTTTTCAGTAAATAATAATATGGCAATGAACAAATTTGATACACTGGTAAAGAAACCTCACACCACACAAAAGTGGACAGAGCAAGATATTGAGGACCTAATGAAATGTCAGGACATGACTACTGGTCCTCATTACTTCATGGAGAATTTCTTTTATATTCAGCATCCTACAAAAGGTAAGTTAAAGTACGAAGCATTTGAATATCAGAAACGACTAATTGACAGTTATCACGATCATCGATTCAATGTAAACTTACTACCACGTCAGACAGGTAAAACAACCACAGCCGCAGGCTATCTGCTATGGTTTGCTATGTTTATTCCTGATAGCACAATTCTTGTAGCAGCTCACAAATATACAGGTGCTCAAGAAATTATGAGTCGTATACGTTATTCATACGAACTTTGTCCTGATCATATTCGTTGCGGAGTTAAGAGTTATAACAAACAAAGTATTGAATTTGACAACGGTTCACGTATTGTAGCACAGACTACTACACCAACAACAGGTCGTGGTATGTCTTTATCATTACTATATGCTGATGAGTTTGCATTCGTTGAACCTAATATTGCTACAGAATTCTGGACTTCTATTTCGCCTACACTGGCCACAGGTGGTAAAGCTATTATTACTTCAACACCTAACAGTGACGAAGATCAATTTGCTCAAATCTGGAAAGAAGCTAATAAAAAGTT